TACTATAGTTAATACTACTTGTGGTAGTACCAATGGTTAAAATTGCGGACGAATAACTCGCCGTTGGAAATTGCACGGTAAAGCTAGTTGTACAAGTCTTGTCTGACCCAAAATTTAGTACAAAACACGCTGCGCCTGTAGTTGCATTGTATACTAACGCCCCCCTAGCGGTAAAGGATGCTGGATTCCAAACAGCGTCTTGAAAAGACACATAAGTCACGTTATATTGGTTATTTTGGGTAGGTGGAGTAGAGATAGTTAAAACCTGACCGCCAGCCGTATAGCCTGTACCAACTACTTCATTAACTGAAGTATAGGCTGTAGTTTGCTGACCTAGATTAGCCAACGCATTGTAAAGGGCAATCTTATAGGTTCCGGTAGTAAAGTTCTCATTACCGTTAAGCAAATTCTGCTGAAAAATTGTGCAAGAAGTTTGGGTAATCATGATGCCACATTACCTTTAAGATTAATATTAAGCTTGGTTTGACCGTCTCTGTAAGCGTCGCCACGATCAAGACCGTCACAGAAGCGTCTAAATTCCATCAAAGCTTCTTGGTATTTTTGCTCATAATTAGTTACTAAATCAGCTTCTTGCTTCATAAACAACATAGCTTCCCGCATAGCGCCGTAGAATAAAACAGGATCAAAATTATCGCCTAGCCAGCTAGTTCCTGTGGCATTAGATACGCTAGATACAGTTAATTGAAAACCAGAACCAGTAGAACCTAAAGATAAGCAGGAAAGCACGTCCCCTACAACATAGAAATTACCACCAAAAGTAATATTACAACTAGTGACAATTCCACCACTAATGACGATATTAGCTGTAGCATTTGCTCCTGAGCCTCCTGTTAATGAAACATTTTGGTATACACCGTTGGTATATAGCGTACCTGCATTACTGATATTAGTACCATTAATCTGACCCTGCACAATAGTAGGTGGGTAGTAGTAATAGTGCATTTCTATTGGGTAAGCTTGGTCTGGTGCAGGGGCTACCATTAAAGTCATTTCATTTACGTCGGAATACTGCGAGCCAAATAAGGCATAATACTTAGGCGTACCGCCCGGAGTTCCTTGATAGGTTGTACCATTATTGGTTGCATAAGGGTAGGCTTGACGCATAAAGTTAACGTCTTTGTTAATTAGATAGTTATACATCCCCGTAGTTGGGTCTATAACTGCTACTGAATAATTTGCCAGCCAGTCCATTGGAAGCGCTACGTATTGGTTTCCAGCAGTCATTGTGCCGGTTACATTTTTACGTAGCGATGGTACGTTTACTGAGTTATATATACGAAGTTCAGCTTCTTCCACAAAAACGGGAATATTTGCTACGAACAGCTGTTCAGTGTTCTCAGCGTAAGCTTGAATCGAGTTATATAACGTAACGTAATTCATTATGCCATTGGGCCTCTAGCCATACGACCTTTAGTTGCGGCGCCAGAACCACGAACTTCAATACCATCTTCTTTTGGTCCGCGATCAATATTGCCAATACTTACACGCATAGGTACTGTTTTAGGAGTAACTTCATTTGCGCTAAATGTATTTGGGTCTTTTGCATCATGACCTGTTGATTTGCGCATAGCCGCTACACCAGTACCGTTCTTTTCATACATCTCAGCAGGGCCATTATTTTTAGCCTTGCCAGTACGCATAGGCGAACTGTTCTTGGTTGTAGGTTTAATTTGGGTTGCCATATTAACGACCTCTTGAGGTTGATTTCTGATTCATAGCGCGAGCCATATTACGACCCATAGACTTCATAGCTTGACCAGTAACTCCGCCTTTAGCCATTTTTTTAACAGCCTTACCGCCCTTTTTCATGCCAGGCATTTCTTTTTTCTCAGACGCTTTAATCATTTTGCTGATTAATTTTTTGTCTTGAGCTTCATCATCGTGTTTCATTTTTGCTTTTTCCATAACTTTACCGCCTTTTTTCATGTTATCTTCTACGTTTTTAGGTTCAAAAGGTTCATTAGTCTTAATCCCCTTTTGTCTTTGCATTGCCATATTACTACTCCTAAGTTGTTAGTACAGTTACCGTACCTATTGTAATAGCTAAATTTAAATCGTTGGGGGTAAAAGCATCTGCAAAACCCCGTGCCCCGCCCACAGGATTCCATGCCCACTGCGTTTGCCTACTACCGTCGCTAGGATAACCAGCATTATTTGTGTTGTTGCTAGCATTAGGGTTTATATATAACCCTGTACTTCCTGACGAATAATAACTTACATCTGGTCTTGGGTCACGTACTGCTTGTGGATCATTAACCGGATACATACCCAACTGCAACTGTGGCTGATCTGGATCCCAACAAGTACTACAAACCTTTACTTTATATGGTTTAGTTTTTAGGGTTTGAATATGTAATTGAGATAACTTATATCTTTGACCACAACGATCACATTCGGCAATCGCATATTTACCGGCTGAGAACTTATTTGGCATGGTTATCTATAGTAGAACATATTACGTGGTACAAACCGTAAAGGTGCCTTTTCCCTATCCTCATCCTGAGCCAGTTGGAACTGCTGTTCATAATCCGCTTTTAATAATGGAATACGGTTCATATCAATCTGCGGTAACTTCATAGCTAAGTAATACGCCAAGCCAGCTGCCATGCATGGAATAAACCGGAATGGAATATCTTCAGTATTAACACCCGTGCCAGCATCCTGTACGCGACGCATGCGCCAGTAAACAAAGTTATATTGTGTACCGGGATTACCGGTAGGCCAGATGTTTATGTTTGGCAAATAATTGTTATATATGAGAGCGCCCGCTGAATGGGACGTTGCAGTAGTTCCGTTTTGAGCGCGGTAGCAGTTTAATAATTGGTTAGCGTTGCTGGTATTTGCAGTGCCAATATTTTGGTAAAGAATAGTTTCGCCGTCAATATTAATAAAACCTTGAGTGCGTAAATTCTGGGTAGAGGTTACATAAATGGTGGTATCAGTAGCGCTAATAGGATAGCCGCTTGCAACGCTAGTAACTGGTGTCGCGTCTACATTTCCGGACTGTCGGTCAACCCAAACTTGAATAGGACGTCCGTAAGCGTTTTTAGTTGGGATTGTTAAATAGGTATCCCCGGAGATCCGTGTGATATTAATATCGACCTGATTTTGGCCAACGCCTTGTCTGATGACGTGATCGTATAAATCAATGGTGTCTACGGGAATTGGGTAGCTAATCTGTCCGCCGTTAATGTTAATCGGAATCTGACCTTGTTCAATAGTCCAAAGGTTTATACCCCGATTCGCCCACTCAATGGTAAGCATATTAACGCTGCGGGCAGCGGTTCTAAAATCATATCCAGAACGAGATTGTGTGCCGCAACGCTCAAAGGCTTCCTCAATGAGGTCGCCCATGTCTAAATTAAATAGCGTTGTGCCGGAAGTAGCCATTACTTAGCCTTTTTAGCAACTTTAGTTGCCTTTTTAGCAACAGTTCGTGTAGTGGCTTTCTTTAATGCGGGTGCTCTCTTTCTTGGGCGGTCTTCAGCTAATAATTCTAAAATTCTTTTTTCTCTGGCTTCAGACGCTACAGGAAAAGGCCAAGCTGCTATCTCAGCTGGATCAGGTTCAAACTTACTTAATGCCCACTCTAATACTTTTTTAATGTGCTTTTTCACTTTTTCATTCCTTTTAGGGTTTCCGCCAGCCTAGCCCGCTTACCCACCTTGCCGGGTTTTTTTGCAGCTGCAGCTAATTTTGCTGACGGAATCTTTTTGCCAGCTGGTACGCCTAGCTCTTTATGCAGCGCTCCGGGTTTTTTAATAGCTTTTTGAATCCATTTTTCTGCCATTATTTTTTCCTCGCGGCTCTCATGTTATCAACTAAATTAGGATAAGGTCTACCGGCTGCTTTAGCCATAGCTTTTGCACTAGACTTTTTAGCAGATGACATTTTTTTAGGTTTACCAAGCCCTTTTGGACGGGGCTTATCCCAAACCTCACCACCTTTTTTATACATAGTTACATCATTTGGATTGTCTTTACGGACAATCGTTTTAGCCTTAGGCATCTTAGATGGGTTAATATCGCCCATCCCACGACTAGCTTTCATTACTTAGCTTTCTTAGTCATGCCACCACCACACATGGCTTTTACATGGTCGTGATGCATTTTGTGAGGAGCTTCACCGTACATCTTAGAAACTTTCTCTTGCTCATGCATGTGATCATGGCCTTTGCCATAGTGATGCTTAACGTGTTCTACATTGTGCTTGTGTTCCATAACTTTCCCACCTTTCTTATAGGCATTGCCCATTACGTCCATACGACCTTCTTCCATGCCCTTACGAGCAGCGTCACCACGAGATCCAAAGACTTCGTAGTCCTGTTTAGCTTCAGCAGCTTTACCTTTTGCTGCGTTATCAGCGTAATACTTTTTTTGCTGTTCTGGGGTCATGATTATTTGCAGTTAACTAATGGACCATTACCGATGGTGTTACCACTCATCTTTGGATACTTAGTTTTAGTCTTACCGCGCTCAGCAATACCATCAATGCTTGGAGCACCGGTTTTAACTTTTTGCATAGACTCACTACCCATTGTCTCTTTTTGAGAGAATTTTTTAGTTGCCATCATTTTTTCTTCACTTTCCCGCCAGTTTTTTTGCCGGCGTATTTATTTAAATTAACATCTGGTGCATTCTTTTGTTGCCCTAGAATACTACCAAACCTTGTCTCTTGACGGTTAATTTGGTTCTTGCCGCCTCGAGTAATACCAACACCACCACCTAGACCAAATTTCTTACCTTTATCAGCTTTAGCAAACTCTTTACCAACAGACTGTTTAATCCCTACTTTTTTAGCAAACGATGGGCTATGCGCTACAGCCTCCATCAAATTATGCTGCTTTTTGCTTTTACTTGGCATTATTTCCCCAAATATCCTCTAAGTCCAGACCAAGCTAAGCCTAGTAAACCAACTACTGCCATCCATACTAAACCAGCTAAAGTTTTTTCAATAATCGCTTTGCGTAATTGAGCGCGCTCAGCCTCTGCTTTAATAGCCATTCTAACCCATTGAATTTCTTCGTCGGTTAGTGGGTGATGCTCTACTGCTTCAAGAACTGCTTCTTTTAACAGAGTTATTAACTCAGATTTAGTTTGGTCATCTAAAGTCATATTAACATTTCCAACGTTTTAAGCTAGCTGCCTTACGAGTAGGTTTACCGTTTTCATCTTTCATCGGACCGGGCATACCAGACATTCTTGCACAAAACGATTTCTTACGTGAACCACCTTCAGGTTGCGGAGCCTTTAAATGAGACCCCGTTTCCCGATTATATTTTGCACGACCTTTGGCAGTAAGACCAGCACCTTTTGATACTGGGAGTTTTTCACCTCTACCAACTGCAAGTGATGGGCCTTTTTTCTTAGTTGCCATATTAGCTACCGTTAGAAATTAACTTACCAATCACAATAACGCCAGCTGCAATACTTCCAGTATTTGTTTTTAATTGCCATTGAACATCAGATTTTTCTTGATACATAAATGGATCTGAAGACCTATTAGCTGTGTATATAGAAACGAATGGTTGTTGCAACAGACTATAACTTACACCAGTAAGGTTGTTGCCAACTTGTACGTTGTAAGTAACAATAGTAGAGCCAGTATAACTATTTGAAGTATTTACTTCTACCCAGTCTAAATAGAAAGTATTGCCAGCTGGTACTGTATAAATTGTGCTTTGAGACTTACCAATACCAGCGTTAATTTGGGCAAGAATATTGGTAGTTTGCTTAACGGTAATTGTTCCAACGTTAGAAGTTTGACCAGAAGCTACGCCAACCATATTTAAACTATTAACTCTTAAATATTTATTTTGGGTTGTTACACCAGTTGTTCCATTTAATACAACAACTTCAGAAACTGGGTTAAAGTTTGCATCTAAACCATTGATAATAAAAGCGGCTGGGCTTACATCAGTTACAGAGGTGCTAGAACAAGTTAATGTTGTAGCTGTAGTTGGGAAAGTGTAAGTTGTAGCATTTTCCCAAATAGGAATAGATGTTGCAGTTACGGCTGCTTGATAACCAAAAATACTTACAGTTTGATGACCAGCAATTTGACCACGTGCTACTTGTAAATCAAAAGGCTCAGTTTGACCTGAACGGGTAATCGACATTACCGAGTTATTAGTGCTCGGTATTCCACTTGGGCTTTGTGCCATATTAATCTCCTAAAATTTAAAGAAGGGGACCGAAGTCCCCTAGGGAATTAATTAGTCAAAGTTACCGTATGGGTAGGTTGTAGCATTACCAATATTCATGTCTTGTTGAGCATACTTTAATGTAACTGTAATTTGACCTGATGTTGGCGCTGTAATTGAACCTGCAGTAATCTTCAAAGTAACAACTACTTGGCTAAACCATGAAGGCTGTTGACCAGGTTGAATATTTTGAACGTCTTGCAAAGTGCCAAATGCGTAATCCAGCTGTGTGCCTACAAAGGTTGCAGTTCCACGAGTTGCTGAAGTGATAGCAGACATAGTCGCATATACGCCAGTAGAGGTTGCAAACGCATTAGAAACATATGGCTGAATAGAAGTAGCTGTCACGCCGCCGCCAACTGGTAATGTACCAACATCAACAATAACGTCAGTAATGTTTGAGCCTTGTGGGATCAAGAATGATACACCACGATAAATTGTGCCTGAAGTATCGGCAGTTGGGGCTGAAGCAACAGTAGGACCGCTAGTGCTGTAAGAACCGTTTTGTGCAGTCCAAATAGTAGCTGCGTTATTGGGAATGTTTCCAGAAGTAACAAATACGCCAGAACCACCACCATAGTTAGCAGTGTTAGGTGTTGTTACAGAAAAATCTAAGAATGCTTGTTGAGTTAACAAGACTGGGCCAACGTCACGTTGTGGGCCAAAACGATTATCACCAGATAGAACTGGACCTTCAAATGTACTACGTCCCATAATGGACTCCTTATGCAAAAGTACCTATCCCGATCTTTGCATCGTCTGCTGGGGCAGTGGTGGAATAGGCGAATCACCCAGAGGTTGTAATTCTACATCAAAAATTGCATTTGCAAAATGTTTTAATATACAATCGGGCAAATGAACAAAAACCTCACGAACCAGGTTCAAGTCCTATACAACCGAGCTTTAGCGCTAAAAAATCAAGGACAAGCACAGGCATCTTTAGCCGAGTGCGACAGAATACTAAGCATAGTACCAAAGCAGTTTGACGCCTTAATCTTAAAAGGTATTATTCTTGGTGAACATGGTAAACAAATAGACGCACTTACTTTTTTTAATGATGCGTTAAGTGTCAAAAAAGACCCAGCAATTCTTAATAATAGGGCAAATATTTACCAGCAAATGAAGCAATTTGACCTTGCTATGGAAGATTATGACGCTGCAATTAAGTTAAATCCCCGGTTTTTAGAGGCTCATTACAACAAAGCAAACTGCTATAAAGAGCTAAATCAGTACCGCGAAGCTATTATTTGGTACAAAAAAGCCTTAAAAATCAACCCTAAATACTTCCATGCTTGGAATAATATGGGGCTTTGCTGTCAGTCTATACAAGACTTTGAAGGTGCTTTAGCGGCTTGCCAAGAAGCAGTCAAGATTGAACCCAATAACTATGTAATCTATAACAACATGGGGTTTACCCTACATGTGCTAATGCGCCTAGACGAATCCATAGCGGCTTTTAAAAAGTCCATAGAACTTAACCCAGAACAAACTGATTCCAAATTTAATATCGGGTTTGTTTATCTTTTAAAAGGTGATTTAGAAAAAGGTTGGGCTGGGCATGAAGAACGCTGGAAAAATAAGTACCGTCCCGCAGCTTTACCTAGAGTTTGGAATGGCGAGGATTTAACAGGAAAGACCATTTATATTGTCCATGAACAAGGGCTTGGGGATACTATTCAGTTTATCCGCTACGCCAAGCAATTAAAAACTGCGGGGGCTGCTAAGATTATTGTAGGGGTTAAGCCAGAAATAGTTAAGTTAGTAAGTTCTATGCCCGAAATAGACGTTATTAACGCTGATCCTAAGTTTATTCCTGAGTATGACTATCAGTGTCCTATGATGTCGCTCCCATATGTATTTAAGACTAGGGTTGATAATATTCCGTATCACAGATACTTTTTTGCAGATCCAGAAAAAGTTCAAAAATTTTCAAGAAAAATGGGACCAAAAACCCGATTACGAGTAGGGTTAGTGTGGTCAGGCGGGTTCCGTGCAGACCAGCCAGAAATCTGGGCAGTTAATGAAAGAAGAAATATTAAACCGGAAAAGCTAGCTGAAATATACAACCCTAATGTTGAATTTTTTAACCTGCAATTTGGTGCTAAAGAGTTACCTTTTACTATGGTTGATTTAATGCATGAGGTAGAAGATTTTTCAGACACGGCAGCTATTATTGAAAATATGGACCTAGTTATTAGTGTAGATACTTCTACTGCCCACGTAGCAGGCGCTATGGGAAAAGAGGTGTGGATGCTTAACCGTTTTGATACTTGTTGGCGTTGGTTAGAAGACCGCAAAGACTCCCCTTGGTATCCTAGTTTTACCCTCTATCGCCAAGATAAATTTAACAACTGGGATAATGTAGTTGCTGATATTAAAAGGGATTTAGATGCAAGAGCAAAATAGCCCGCTTTTTTATAGCGAAGGAGGAGTTGGGGATACTCTTCAGCATTTGCCTTTTATGGTGTTAAATAAGAAGGTTCGTTATTGCATGATGAATCATTACAAGGGGGCTAAAGAACTTTTAAAGTTTTTAGGCGTAAAACCTGAGTATACGTTTCATTACAAAACGGACGTACAAAAATTAGAACTGTTAAAGGGCATGGGTTTAAAAGAACCTATGCAACAGGTACCTAGGACAAAGTATTTTGATACTAACCCATTCCCACAACAAAAACCGTTGTTTACTAACAGTAAACCTGTAATCGGTGTGCATTTATGTGGTAGTAAGTTTTCTTCGGATCAATATATTAAAAACGGTGTAGCAACTAAAACTATTCCATCTAGCATTATTAAAGACTTAAATGACTATAACGTTATAGTTTTTGGGCTTCCGGAAGAAGTTACAGCGCTTGGGTTAAAGCAATCTGATACCTTAAAAACAATAACTTTTTTAGATATAGCTAAAAGCCTATCTTATGTAGGGCAATGTGCGGCTGTAATCGGCGCTGATAGTTCTATAAAAACTATGAGTTCAATGCTCAAAATACCAACCTTTGTTTGGGTGTCAGACCACGCAGACTATTTTAGAGACGCTGTATTTATTAACCCTTATGTAGACGATGGGGTAATAAAGGTATTTAGGTATAAAAATGCTTTTGCACAACGGCATGATGGCATGAACGCGACCCACGAATTTTTAAAAGGAGTTTTATGAACTACGTTATATCTTTAACACGCACCCCAGAACGTCTTAATTCGTTTTTAAACAATAACCAACACATGGATTTTCAAATATTTGATGCTATAGATGGTACGGATTTACAGCCTTTTGGTCAATATAATAAGTACGCCCGCGCGAATGCCCTATCCCATATTGCTCTTTGGAAAAAGTGTGCCTCTGGCAATGAAGATTTTTTAATTTGTGAAGATGATGCTGAACTGCATAAAGATTTGCAAAGGGCTTTGAATGGTTTAAAAGAAGCTAAGCATCCTTATGATTTTATTGCGTGGGGTTGGAACTTTGACGCTGAACTTTTTGCCAGTATTTTCCCAGCGCTAAGTCCAGTCAGTATGCGGTTTAGCCCACAACATATGGGAAAGAATAAACAAACTTATCTTAATACTCCAGTAGATCCTGTGTTTATGCAGTTGCACTATTTGTTTGGTAGCTGCTGTTATTCAATCAGCCCAGAAGGAGCTAAAAGATTTTTGGAGATTTTAGACCCGTTAACAGAAGTAGTTACCGCGGAAATACCAGATATTAGAACTTGGAGTTTTCAACCCCCTGGTATGGATTGCGCTATGGCTGCAGCATTTGCTAAAACATTAAGTGTAGTTTGTTTTCCGCCTTTGGCATTAACTATGAACGACCACACAATTAGTACGGTACATGGCAAATATGACCAAGCTTAATTTAGGTTGTGGTGGCAATATATTCCCGGGGTATATCAACGTAGGCTTTGAAGACGGTAAAGAGGACTCTGAGTTGTATATGAATTGCGACTTAAGCAAAGATTTTCCATTTAAAGACGTAGACGTTATTTACAACTGTCATTTTTTAGAGCATTTAAGTTATTACGACGGGATTGAGTTTTTACGTAAGTGTTACGCCGCCATGAATGGTGGGGCAGTTATGCGCATTGTAGTTCCAGACTTGGCTTTGTGGTGTTTGAAATATTTACAGCGTGATAGGGCATTTTTGGATACGTACCGCAACGCTTATCTTGGTCCTGACTATCCTACAGACGGTTCAATCTTTATGGGTATGCTACACAATCATGGGCATAAGATGGGTTGGGATTATGAAACGCTATACTTTTTACTAACATGGTGTGGGTTTAAAGAAGTAAAACAAACTAAATATCGTGAAAGTTGTCTAACAGATATTGATATGTTAGAGCCAGTTAATCCTGGCAGGGAACTAGAAAGCCTTTGCGTAGAGTGTTATAAATAAAAAACCCCGCCTTGTGAGCGGGGTTCTTGTTGGGACTTACTAGATTAGTAAGAACCGTAGATTCCCAAAGGATCAGAAACACCGAAGGAATAACGCTCACGAGACTTGTAACGTACGTTACCAGTATCAAAGTCGCCGTCCATGCTGTTCTGCAATGGGATACGAACAAAGTGCTTCAAACCGTTTGGAACATCAGTGGTCAAGAACCATGCATTGGTTGCGGTCAAGAAGTGGTTAATTGTGTAACCTTCTGGAACAGAACCGTTGTTCTTAATTGCATTGATGTCGTTGTTGTTAGTACCAACACGGAGTTCAGTGTCGAGCAAACGAGTTGCAACGAACTGGAGTGCAGGTGGAACAACTAACTTCTTAGGTTTAGCAGCGATCAAGAGACCACGCTCATCAGTCCAAGCAGCGATTTGAATAACAGCATTTTCCAAAGCGGTTTCATTCAAGTCAGCAGGAGTAGATGGAGTGTTGGCGTTAACACCACCAGAAATCAAAGGATGTGCGGTAGAGAACAAAGGCTGGCCGTCACCGTAGGTAACTTGGCTGTTAAAACCGTTGTTCAAAACTGCAGCAGCTTTAACCTGTTTGGTGTAAGCCATAGCACGAGCTAAGCCTTTGGTGTAGCGAGCAGATAAAGAATCATAGAGGTTGTCCTCGATTGCCTCTTCTGTCAAGCTAAAGCCAAGAGCGATAGTTTCGTGGTTGTAACGTGCAGTCCATGCTTCTTGCGCGTTGTCGTAAGCGATGGCTTGGCCTTCGTTCTTGACTGGTGCAGCGCTAAAGCCGGACAGTTTTGTTTCTTCTTCAAAAGAACGCTCAGAGGTCTCAGTTTCATAGATCTCTTTGTGTTCTTCACCGTAGCGAGCATACTCAAGTCCGAACAAAGCGTTCAAGCCTGGGAGCAACTCTTTCAGTAGTTGTGCGCGTGAAATAGCCATTATTTAGCTCCTAATTAAACGCCAGTGGCATTGAAGTAGCTATGGTAACCGAAGTTCCATGTTACTAATGCTTCTGGGTAGCCAGTGAATGAGAACTGCGCTGCAGTAGATTGAGCTGTTGTAACTGCTTGGCTCAAAGTAACTGTAGTGCCGTTTACGGATGTAACCCAAGTATTGGAACCAGCATTGATGCCGGGACCAGCTACTACCATACCTGCTTGAATAGCGGTGTTAGCAGCGGACAAAGTCAAGGTTGTGCTTGAAGTTGTAGCGTTACCAGAAACGGTAACAGCAGAAGCTGTAACGAGTTGAACAATACGGAATGGAGCGGTTGTGGTTAATGGGCTAGCTACGCCAGTACCGATAGCGGTAGTAGCAATAGCGATACCAGCAGATGAATCACCAGTAGTTGTTGAGCCAGTGTTGCTATTAGCATTACCAAGGTAGTAAGCATTAGAACCAACGAAAGCTGGGTTAATGTACTGGATGGTAGAGCTATTAGAACCTTGGGACAATACAACTGCTTGGAATACTGCTTGTGGATCATCTACAACGTAACCAATTGCGTCAGGAGCGGTTGTGCCGGCCTGATAGAACTGATAACGGTTTTTACCGTAGATAGGACCACCTGTTGTTGAATATTCGCAACCAACGAAAATGCCGATAG